TGAATCGACCTCCGCCTCCGTCGGCAGGCGCTCCTGGAACTCCTTCCAGGAGGCCACCGACGGGCATTTGCGCAGTCGGTCAGCCGGGAGCACGGACAGGCCGGACGCGAGGTACTGCCGTGGCTCCTTCATGGTTTCAGCAGCCTCCGCAGAAGTCGCACTTCATCGCGCCGAGCTCGTCGAGCACGCCCTTCAGCCAGCCGAGCAGCGCGTCGTGGGCGGCGGTGGGGCGGATGCCCGCCAGGACGGCGGCGCACTCCCTCGGCGTGACCAGGCGCAGGCGCTGGACGCCGCCGCAGGTGTCCGCCAGGCGGTAGCGGGAGGACACGACGCCGGCGCGCTCGAGGCGCTTCGCCGGGTTCTTGTCGTTGATGAGGGTCCCTATGTCCCTCGCCGAGAGGAGGACGGCGCCGTCCTCGACGAAGATGCGCAGGGTCTTGGCCCCGTAGTTCCTGGTGATCTCGATCATTTCCGTTCCTCCTTGCTGTCGTTCTCAAGCCCCGCCAGGACGGCGGCGGCCTCCGCCTTGACCTTCTCCAGCTTCGCCGAGAGGCGTTCGCAGTGGTCCACGAAGTCCCGCCAGCACTCCAGCTGGCTTTCGCCAAGGCCGATGGGCGAGCTGAGGACGTCGTAGTTGACCAGGGTGACGCGGCATGAGCCGTCGCGCCCGACCTTGGTGTCGAGATGCCAGCGCCCGTCGGGGCTGACCTGCTCGGTCTTGCTCTCGCTCGCCTCGGTCTTCCAGTCGATTTTCATGTGTTCCATGGTGTTTGTTCTCCTATGATTTGATGCTATAACAAGTTTATCACAAACAATTTCCATAAAACCCGGTTGACATGGGGCGTATCTCTGGTGGCAGGATTGTCCTCCACTCGCGGTAACCTCGTCTCCGTTTTTCGGAGGAATCGTCATGTTCGAGTTTTTGTTCAGGGAATTGTTGAAGGAACTGTTAGTGTCCTTCATCCGCATGTGCTGGAAAAAGCACGGGAAAGAACTAAGGTGTCGCATTAAGAACTTCTTGAAGTGCTGAATTGCGCGCATTGTGCTTCCTCCTGTGTTCAGAAGAGCGAGAATCCGAAGACGGTCACCGCTCCCGTCGGCTTGCGGTAGTCGAGGACCTTCACCGCGCCGTGGCCGGCTCCCTGTTCCGCCTCGGTCGCGGGAGGGTAGTATTCGATGAAGGTAGGCTTCGACGCGCAGCCCGCCAGGAGCAGCGCCACAGCGATGATGGCCGTCTTGCTCATTTGATCTTCAGGAGGTAGCGGTTGCTTACGGCCTTGAAGGACCGCGGATAGGCGCAGTCGGCCTCCTTGAACACCAGGCCCTCGCGCTCGTGGCCGCGGTCGGTCGTCCCCTCGGCGAACTTCAGCACGGCGTCCACGGACGGAAGCTCCGTGAACACGTCCATCGAGGGGTCTATGACCTTCACATGCGGCAGTCCGAGGCGTTCGCACAGCTCCCTGCGCTCGGTCGAGCCGAGGTATCGCCCGCTGGCGATGTCCCAGATGCGGAACACGCGGAACTCCCTTTCGGGCAGCAGGTCGCGGTTGCCGTTCATGCCGGGGCCGACCAGCTCCCCCTGGACCGCGATTTCGCGGCCAAGGGCGGCGAGCTTCGCCTCGAGATCGTACTTGGCGGCGGCCTCCCACCAGGCGTTGGTCTCGTCGCGCTCCAGCTCGAAGTTGCGGCTGCACACGCCGAAGGGCCTGTCGGGCCGCATGGAGGGAGCCCAGAAGGCGGTCATCGAGCTTCCGTCGGCCTTCTCTGTGGCCTCCCAGCGGACGCCCTTGAGGGTGTCGGGCCAGTCGGCGAGGTTCTGGATGCGCTCCTCGTCGGTCTTGGGAATCCACGCGGGGAAATTTCCCTCGCGGCGACCGAATCCCTGCGGGCGGCTGGTGTCCAGCGCGGCCTTCATCTCGGCGTCGATGTCGTCGAAGTGCTCCACCTTGAGGATCTCGTCCTCGTCGTAGCCGTTCATGATCGCGGCGAGCTCGGGGAACTTGTCGACCGGCATCACCAGCCCCTGGCTGATGACCCCGCGCAGCTTGACGGTGCGGATGCGGATGGCCTGGCGCAGCACCCTTCCGTGCTTGTCGGTCCAGGTGCGGAGGCAGCGGTCGCGCAGGAAGGCGTAGCGTTCGTCGTCGGCGGGGAGCGCCGAATCGATCTCGAAATAGACGGCGGTGTCGCCGGGCTTGAATTCGCCGCGGCCAGTGACGACGCGCCAGCCCTTGCCCTTCATGGTGACCGTGTCGAGGCGGTCGGAGCCGGGTATCGGCTCCACGGTGTCGATCGTTACGATGGATGCGAGTTTTCTCATGGTGTCTCCTCTTGGTTAGAAGGTCACGGTTGCGGTGAGGGTGGCGGCGGCGATCCAGTAGACGGTGCGCCGCCAGTCGCCGTTGACGGCGTATGCGGTGGCCGCCAGGGCGTCGAGCGCCATCAGGACGGTCGGGAATATCTGCGTGTATTTCATTGCTCTCCTTCTGGTTAGAATGGGATGTCGTCGTCTGCCGCGGGCGGGATTCCTCCGGGCGGCGTGGTGACTGGGCCGCTCTCGAGCAGCCACATCAGCCTGTCGGTCATCTCCGGCCTTTCGCCGATGACTGCCCTGTGGACGCGGTCGAACCTCTCGCCCGCCACGGAGCGGACGGTGATGGTCTTCGGGGCCGCCAGCGCGCCAGCCTCCGCCCAGGAGACCGCCTCGTCCACGGTGTTCGGGACGGGGCATCCGTCGGCGCACCGCTCCAGCCACCACTTCTCGAACTTGCGCCGCGCGTAGCCCGTGTGTTCCGGGCAGACCCACTCGGACTTGTAGCAGCCGGGGCCGATTTGGTATTCCACGCGCATGGTGCGGGGCGTCCCAGGCTCCGCGTCGCGCTTGACGTGCGGCGAGTAGGAGACGTCCGTCACCTCGTGGTCGGTGTCGGTGATTTCGCCCGACAGGACGCCCTCGGTGGAGGCGTGCTCCGTGAGGTTCGACGTCTCCTTCGCGGGGAACACGTGACCGCATTCGGGGCACTTGCCATAGCCCGCGTGGATGAGGGCGCGGCATTCCGGGCATTGCTTCGCGGGCGCTTCCCCGGTGCCTCCCATGCCAGGCTCCCGCGCCTTGATGGTGTCGAGCGGCCCGTGCCGAAGGATGTTGCCGCCGTAGTCGAGGAAGAGGCAGTCCTTCTTGCCGGTCTCGGGCGAGAGCCGCAGGCCCCGCCCCGCAATCTGGAGCAGCAGTCCCGGCGACTGGGTGGGCCGCAGCATCGCCACGCAGTCCACGTTGGGCGCGTCGAAGCCGGTGGTGAGCACCGAGACGTTGCAGAGGTACTTGAGCGGCGGCTTGGGCGTCCCGAAGAGGTCTGCGGGGACGTGCTCCCCCTTGAAGCGGGCGATGAGCTCGTCCCGCTCCCAGGCGGGCGTGTCGCCCGTCACCACGGCGCACTCCTTGCCCGTGTATTCGGTTATCTTCTCCGCCACGTGCCTGCAGTGCTCCACGCTGGTGCAGAAGATGATGACGGACTTGCGCTCCTTCGTCAGGATGGCGATTTCCGAGCAGGTCGCCCTGACCAGCTCCTCGCTGTCCATCGCGGAGGCCAGTTCGTCCTGGACGAATTCGCCCGCCCGTATGTGGACGGTCGAAAGGTCGGCCTCGGCGCGCCCGGCGCGGGACACGATGGGCGAGAGGTAGCCCTGCGCTATCATGTCCTTTAGCCCCGCCTCGTAGCAGATTTCGTTGAGCAGGTTCCCGGGCTTGCAGATGGCGCCGCCCTTGAGGCGGAACGGCGTCGCGGTCAGGCCGATGAGGCGGACGTTCGGGTTGATGACCTTCATGTCGTTGAGGAAGGTGCGGTACATCCCGTCTCCGTCCGGGGCGATGAGGTGCGCCTCGTCGATGATTACGAGGTCGAAGCGGCCGAGGGCGTCGGCCTTGTCGTACACCGACTGGATGCCCGCCACGATGACCGGCTCCCGCGTGTGCCGCGACTTGAGCCCCGCCGAGTAGATGCCCATCGGCAGGTCGGGGCAGAGCCTCCGCACCTTGTCGGCGTTCTGCTCCAGAAGCTCGCGGACGTGGGCGAGGATGAGGACCCGCCCGTCCCAGAGCGTCACCGCGTCCGTGGCTATCTTCCCAAGCACGAGCGACTTGCCCGTGCCCGTGGGGAGGACCACGCAGGGGTTGGTGTCCTTGCGCCGCAGGTGGTCGTAGACGGCGTCCACCGCCTCCTGCTGGTATGGCCTGAGTTCAAATGGCATCGAGTGCCTCCTCGTCGGGCCAGTCCTCGGGCGCGAGCCCGAAGTTCCTCATCTCGATGGCGGTCTCCGTCTTTATCAGCTCGAATCTCTCCCTGCTGATTTTCATCGACTTGCATATCTCCTCCGGCTCCAGGCCCCGCATCAGGTGGAAGCACACGAGCCGCTGCTCGTCGCTGGTTATGGTCTCAAGGTACTGGCGGACCAGCTCCGCCCGCGCCTCGCGTCTCCGTCTGTTCATGTTCCGAAATCCTTATGGTTGCCAGCCCGTCGGGCGGCTCGGGCCGCATCATCGTGGCCGTCAGTTTCCTTATCAG